GATTATAATTCCAAAGTAATCAAACCAGGGGGGTTAAAACCAAACGGTAATAAAGAACATTATAAAAAGTGCGAAATTTGCACAGACAGGCCCGATTTCATAAATGGTCAAAAAAACGAAACGTTCCATTGAGGTTAATTCAAGGTTCATTTTCCAAGCCGCTTCTTCTCGGCATGTTCCAACATAGTCAACCTTGATTCAACATCGATTAAGCGATTGAGTACTTCGCCGGGTTCGCCGATCTGGCGGGTCATCTTAACAACGCCGTACCAAATTTCAAGAACGTCTTCAGGATCAATTACGATTGGTGGGAACTCTCCATAGTGTTTCTGGTTGTCGCTGTTTAAGATCAGTTTACCATCACGGGCAATGCGATTTATAACCCGCTTGGCTACTACTCCATCTCGCTTAGTAACAACGATATACACGCGATTATCACGGATTTCATGGAAGGATTCAACGTATCTGCATATAAGAACATCGGACTCGTGAAAGGTTGGAACCATTGACGTACCAAAGATTTCAAACATTCTATAAGTGCCATGCGAAAGGCCAGGGATGCGGTAAGCTGGTAATGTTTGAATGTATTCCGGGTCTTCATATCCATTGAGATACCCGGCCCGTGCACGAATTGAGACATGAACTATGTTATCATTTCCGGCACTATCAACGGTTATTACTTTTGGCATGCGCTGCCAAGTTTCAGGAGTAGCTAAACCTACATTTTTATTCGTTAGGTTACCCTTTGCGTTACCTTTTAGGTTACCATTTTGAGAGTTTTTGCTATTCTCATTTTCTTCGAATAGGTTACCTTCTCTCAAAAGTTCATCCAGTGTAATTCCAAAAAACTTTGAAATTTTCATCAAAGTGTCAATGGTTGGCTCCGTTTTACCGATCTCATAGTTTGACCAAGTTGACACAGTAACGCCCACAAATTCCGCGATTTCAGCTTGTTTATAAGGTTTTTGGAGTTTTATCAATTTTAGATTCGTGGACAGTATTCCCATTAGAAAAAATAATTCGTAGAAAATTAGATTATTCGTAATAAATACGATTACATTTGTTGTACCCTTTAAAGATACAAAAATAAGGTACAAAAACACATGGCTAAATCCTCCAAGAAATTACGAATGAGAGACGACACGGTGCGGATAGTGGCGGCGATACATGGTGTCTCAATCAGCTATGTTAAGAAGGTAAGAAATGGTGAGCGTGAAAATGAAGATATCATGGCAACGCTTATTGATTACCAAGCGGGCAAGAATCAACTGATCAAAGCTCTCGAAGAAATGGTGTCTCTAACTCCTCAACCTGAAAAATATGCTAGAGGTTAGAATGACAAAAAGCGGTAAACTCAGTTTTGAACTTACTGTTATTCAACGTGAAGGTTTGTTTAGTGCACTCTGCAATTTTTTAGAAGATGAGTCGGTAAAGGTTTTCCATTTAAAGTTAAATAGTCAGGAAGCTATTAACCGAGGAATCTACTATCACATACTTGATGAGTTTACCAACCGAATAGATTTTAATCTTCATACTACTAAGCTTAGACGCTTTCAGATAAAACGCAGTGAGGCTGTTGCTATTTTTTGGTTGCTGCGTGGGTATGATCATAACATGGCCCTACTGGAAATAAAGTCTTCACTTCATAAAATCTTATCATGAAGCTGATTGACAATATTCTATATATAGAGTTTGCCGAAATGGTGAACGTTGGTGTGTCTGAAAACTATTTGCGTAAGGCAAAGAGTCTCGGAACTAAGTGTTGGTCTTTCCGAGATGACCCGGATGACAGACGTAAAGTGTTGATTGAGTTTGAGAAGCTGAAGCCTGAATACAAAGTAAAGGTAGAGGCACGTTACGGCAATCCTTACGAACACATGACCAAATTGCCGATTAAGAATCTGGTAAAGTTTGATTCTCAAGCGGAGCAATTTTTTCTAAGCTATCGGTATGATGAAAACAAGTCATTACCAATTGAGCATGTTACGAAGTATACCATTGCTGCGAACTGGCTCAATATGTTTAAGCAAGTGGCAGAGAATAAAAAGGAGTTGAAGAAACTTTTGAACCTCACTATCGAGCAATTTTATTTAAAGGTAATTGAGATCATTAAGGAAGAGAAGATTGATCTTCCAACCAGTTACAGAAGGCTTGTTGTAAGTGAAGATTCAGCACTTAAAAAGTACTTGAATAGTGGTTACTCTTCATTGATTGACTGGCGTTTTGGAAACAAACAAGCTGCCAAAATAAAAGACGAAGTAAGTGAAAGTGTGCTTCTCGAAATGCTTTCACACGAAAATCAATTTGACGGTGTATTCATAGCCCAACAATACAACACATGGGCCAAAGCTAACGGGTATAAAGCAATCGACCCGGCAACTGTTGGGGTGTGGAGAAAGAAGAAGGAAGCTGAATTGTCTATGTTCAGAGAAGGCAATGCAGAACTCAGAAACAAATTCCTGAAGCAGGTAAAAGGTAGTCGACCAACTGCACCACTCTATTTAATAGAGAGTGATGATAACACACTTGACTTACTGTTTATTGACCCGAATGATACCACAAATCATAAGTGGTATCATAAGTACAAAGCGATTGTTGTTACTGATAGTTTCAACGACTACCCTTTAGGATATGCCTATGGCGAAGAGATAAGCATTGAACTTGTAAGGGCGGCTTACTTAAATGCAATGTATCATCTCCGTAGTATTACCGGACAATGGTGCTTGCCTCACGAAACAAAGACAGATAAATGGGCTATCGAAAGTTTGCGCCCTTTTTATAAGTCGCTTGGTAACTATTACGACACTCCGGTTGGCAGTAAAAACAGAGGATACATTGAACAATTTTTTGGTTCACCACACTGGAAGCGTTGTTTAAAAATTGGAGCGAATAACTACACCGGAAATAACATGTCTGCCAAGTTCAGAGGTGTTAATCAAGATGTCTTGGCCCGAAACAAAAAAGATTATCCTTTAATCGGCAATGAAGCGATAACACAAATTGAAAACTTCTTTCATCGATTACGCTATATGCCACAATCAAACGGCATTAGTAAACACGACCAATGGATGCAAGCTTATCACGCTATGCCTATTGAAGAGAAGAAGGTTATTAACGATGAACAGTTTCTTTTAAAGTTTGGCATCGAGCACAACAATAGAGGCGAAGGGCTAAGGATTACCAATCGCGGTATTGAACCTCAAATCAATGGCGTAAAGTATTCTTACGATTTGCAAGTACCTAGTCTAATGGAGTATGTAGGAAAGTCGATGAGCATTATGTACGACCCAAATGATATGAGCAGGGTGTTGGTAACTGATTTTGATAAAGTCAGAATCATGGGAATTGAAGCAAGACTTAGCCACAAGGCTTTACACGATGGAACTACAGATAGCAGATTGTATTTGAATGCTGTTTCGGATGAAAAGCGAAACGATGTAAACCGAATTGCAGCCCGGTCAGAACGGAGAAAAGATGTGCTTAAGAGCTACGGTGTAGATGCGGAAAATTTACTTCAAGCTGGTGTGATGGTGAAGGAAATAAAAACAGCAGCTGAACAAAAATATTTAATGAAGTCGCTCGGCGAGGATGTTGCCAGCGATGATTTCTATGACCAAATGTAAAACAACTAACACTATGACTGAACACTCGAAAAAAGAAATTCAAATGTTGCTTAAGGCATTCATTGAACAATACCCTTCACAAGCAAAAGCGGTGGCCGCTCTAAAGCATACTAGCGAAGCTACTATTATTCACATTCGACGTGGCGAATGGGAAAGTATAAGTGATGACATGTGGCGAAACATTGGCAAACAGGTTGGGTACTCTAACAAAGGCAAATGGAACTTTGTGGAAACAGCAGCATCAAAGAAACTCATTCAAGTATTTGACGATGCCCGCGAGTATAGCAATGTATTTGCTATAACTGCCAATCCCGGTTCTGGTAAAAGCTTTGTCAGTGAATGGTATGAGGCGAAGCGTGACAATGCTTATCTAATCAGTTGCTCAGAATACTTTAATCGAAAAGTATTTCTTCAACATCTGCTTCAAAAGATGGGTAAGAGCAACACCGGACTTAATGTGCCTGAAATGATGGACTTAATTATTGAGACCACCATGAAGAAGGAAAACCCAATTTTCATTTTTGATGAGTTTGATAAAGTACCTGATTCAATTCTATACTTCTTCATCACTCTATATAATAGGCTTGAGGGTAATGTTGGTATGGTGATGATGGCAACTGAGTTTTTAAGTAAGCGCATCTTACGTGGGCGCAAAATGAATAAGAAGGGCTACTCTGAAATTTACTCACGCATCGGTCGCAGGTTTATTTCTCTACCTGAAGCTACTCAAAAAGAAGTATTCGAAATCGGCAAGGCTAATGGAGTTTCGGACGTGCAAGAACTACACTCTATATATAATGAGTGTGAAGGTGATTTGAGAAGGGTAAAACGAGGCATCCATAAGAGCAAGGTCAGAGGGCAACGTAAAGCCGCTTAAAAATCGCTTAAAATCGCTTAAAATGAAAAATAGCAGACACGTTCGTAACAATGCTCGAAAAGTGAGGGCGTTGCGCCTGAAGGGCGATATTATGCGATTGCTGAAATGGGACGATTTGCAATATGGCAATCTACAATATGAATCTGGTATGGCATACTTGAATGAGTATCTGTATGGTGATGCTCACACGGTAGACAAGTTAAGCCGTAGTAAAGTATTCTGGCTATGGTGGCGCAATCACTGGACTAACCGGGATGAGCAATTTATTGATATACATAAAAGTGTAACCATCAATAGTTATGAAGTGCGCCGTCAGCTATACGAACAGTTCAATGAAGGCGAGATGTTAGCCGAATGTATTCATCCTAATAGTGTGGTGTTAAACGAGACGTATGCAGAGATGATTACTGTCTATATAGAAACTGAAATTGAAACAGTATGAGTACACCAGAACAACGCTCTTTATTAATGCTACTCGTTTGCCAAGAATTTGAATGTACTGTTGAAGATATGCAAAGTCCAAGTTCTTTACATCGTTTGGCTAATGCAAGAAAGGTATACATCCACTTGGTTAGGAAACATTTGCAAGACACGATGCACCGTATAGCCAATGATTTAAAACGTGATCATTCAACGATAGTTAAAGCCCTTCAGGTAATGGAAGAACTGTTTTGCCATAATAAGAAGGAGTTAATAGTAGAGCGACACAACAGAATTGAAAAAGAATTTTTAAACCTTAAACATCCAGAATTATGACAAAAACCAAAATCGAAACAATTGAAGCGCAAGGCACTCCGGTTGAATTTACAAAGGCTGCACGTAAAAAAGCTGTCGCGTTAATGCGCAAGTATAGAACACTCTCTAATGACCGTGATGCACTGCAAGCAACAATTGCGAGCAAAGTTTCAACCTATGATAAAAAGATGGCAGACACTGCAACCAAGCTGCTTGAAATTGGAAAGGTGTTCACAAAGTTTTTTGATGACAAAAACAGACTTGATTTAGAAGAAGGATATTTATTGAAATCTAAAGAGACTGTCATCAGGCAAGAGGAACATTTTGATATTGATTCTTTCATGACAGATCATCCCGATAAGGTTTCTATCGGCCTAAAAGTTAAGCCGATCAAAGACGCATTTCTTAATGAAGAGGAAAGAGTTGAAATGTCAACGTGTGGGCTTACACTTGATACCGAGGAAAAAATTGTATTAAGGCTGCATAAGAAAGCAACAACGTAATTTAAGAAGGAAGACGCGTAACATAAACATTCCCTCGCCGGGGACTGCGTGGCAATAGATGCTAGCATGGTGTGGAGTTCCTTCCCTCTGAATAGGCAGAGGCTAATTTTCCCACTCATGTATTGCACAAATCTGAATGCGTCTGGTAACCATAGTGAACGGATATCTATTGTAAAGGCCTTACCTAAACCCCTCTCATTCGAGAGGGGCTAAGGTTAGTAAATGACAAAATAACAAAACGGCTTCCGACCCGCATACGCCGAATAAGTGGGGGGGTATTTCCCTTTTTTAGTTAGTAACAAGCACCCATAAATCGTTAAAAATATGCAAGAATTAGCTCAAAAGGCCATTTCGCTTGATGAACAATTGTCTTTTGTTCACGATGCGAGGCACTTACTCGAACAGAATTCGAAAACAGAAATTGTATGGCGAGCCGATTCAATCAAACACCTCCGGGCAATTGAAGAAAGTCTTCTCGCTGTTAAAATGTTGGGAACTCTATTGAAGGAGGATGAAAAGGTTGAACCATGTAGCCTACCCGTTGAACATGATGTTTATGTTCGGATTACTCAACCTCCTTTATCTGATTGGATATCTGCAAGAATAGTTGGTTACGAAGGAACAATTCCTTTAGTGGTAACATACTACGGTTCTAAGCACAAGATTGAACATCCTTCACATATCAAATCTGCAATCTCATCATGATTGAAGCACTTGAAAAATTAACAGGAGGACAAGCGTTCTTACTGTTATGTATAGCGATGGTTATTCTTTCTGTGCTACTTCATTCAATAGCTGAAATGATTTTCAGACCGCTAACTGAAATGGCAAGAACAAGAAGCCGTAGGGCATTACGTGACAAATTTGCTACGCATGCTCTTCAAGCATTAGTTGAAAGTTACCATCCTCATGTAATGGTGACAGGCGCAATAAGCATGACTGATTTGTGTATATGGTCTTATGAGTATGCAGACAGAATGATGCAAGTTAGAAAAAGCAAGGAGGTGCATCGTGATTAAAATCAAATTACTTACACTCAAGCAACCTCAAGCATATTTGTTTGCCAAAGGATTTAAGATAAATGAGACGCGAGGATTCAACACCAACTTCAGAGGCACACTTTATATACATGCTGGAAAGTCATTTTACTTTGATAGTCCGAGTATACTAAACACCAACGAGCATTTCTTAAAATGTATACCAGAACCAAAGAAGCAACTCGATTACTCCGCTATTATCGGCAAGGTTGAAATTGTTGACTGTGTACCAACAGAATATGTGGCGCATAAAATATCTGCCCAGGAGCTTGCCTTTGGTGATTACTCACCCGGTCGCTTTGCTTGGATAGCTGAGAAACACACACTTTTTGAATCACCAATATTTGGCATCAACGGTAAGCTAAGTATATGGTCAATGGAAATTGAGGAACAGTATGCCTAAGATCATTGGATTAAAACAGCTCTTATCAAAGAAGTACAAATATATTGAAGGTCTCACCGAAGAGATTGTTGAAAGCTTTGGTAAGCTGGTGAACAATTTCATCATGATTGTTTGGGGTATGAGTGGTAACGGAAAAAGCAATTTCATTATGCAATTTCTTATACCACTTATGGAAGTTGGAAACATTCTGTACATCGGACTTGAAGAGGGTTTTGAGGCAACTATGCAGCTTAACGCTGATCGCAATTTTGATCAGGCGGTGCATAGTGGAAAGATAGTCTTCGCAGACCATGAGATGAGTTACGACGAACTGGTTAAAAAGCTAAAGAAAAAGAAGAGTCCGCAATTCATTGTCATTGATTCAATTCAGTATTGGAACATTACCTATGATGACTATAAGCGTCTGAAGGAGATGTTTCCTAAGAAGACCTTCATTTTTATTAGTCATGCAGCTGGCAAACTTCCTGATGGAAAAACAGCTGATAAGATTCGATATGATGCGGGAATTAAAGTTCGGGTTGAGGGATTCGTTGCCTTCATCATTAGCCGATACGGAGGAAGTAAACCATTTGTGATTAACGAACCTCGCGCTAAAAAATATTGGGGCAAGAAATACTCACGAATAGTTGCTGGCCTTGAACCTGAAAAAGAGAAGAAGAAACCTAAACCTAAGAAAAATGAAAAAACACCCGTACCTCAAGATAAGTTTTTGGAAAGACCCGAAGAATTGGTTCTGGGAGCACAACACGAAGTTGAGCAAGCGCAGCAAGGAGTACTATCGTAATTGGCTTGCTGATATGATGGACGTAAAATCAGGACTTGGTTTTAAACTGGATGAAATATGAGCGCATTTACAACAGTCAAATTATCAAATGGTGAAGTCATCACTATTAACAAAATATTTGGTGTACATCTTTTTAATGCAATTAGGAATGGAAAACTTGTTGATATGGATTTTGTGCATGCTTTAAGCGGTGAGGATGTGTTTTCGCTTTTTGAAGCAATCAATTTACAGGTGCTTAAACTGAAGATACAATGAACAAGTTCATTATTACATCATCGCGCTTTAATGGTGAGATCAACGTGTTGTATGGCCTTGATAGCAAACTTCTGTTTATTGATTTTTTACGATGCGAGTTGACAGATGAACAGCGTCAGTATTTCAAAGATCGTTTATCGATCAACCTTACTCCAAGTGAAGGTGAAACGGAAGAGGCTTTTATTATCAGGCATTTTGGGAACAGCAGACTTGATATTGTTAAAGAAGGTTACCGGGTAACATTTGAACAATGGTGGAACCGATACAATATCAAACACAACAAAGACCGATGCATTAAACTTTGGAATAAACTGAGCGAAGCAGACAAAGTAAATGCATTCTTCAAGTTGGCACTCTATGAACGTCACCTCTCTCTTAATGCTTGGAAGACAAAAGCCGACCCAGACACTTACTTGCGAAATCGGTATTGGGAATCTGAATGGAAATAGTATGAGCCAGATATCTATTCTTAAATACATTTTAAAATGCCCTGGCATATTCACCACCGCTGCACAACGGGAAAATGCAAAGCAGGTGTTAAGTAAAAAGCTTAAGCGTAGAGATAAGAAGCTATTAAAGAAAAATCAACTAAACATTTTTGAGAAATGAGTACAGAAGAAAAGCTATCGCAGATAATTGCAGTCGGTAAAAAGAAAGATGCAATTGATTTGCAAATTCAATCCTTAGAAGGAATTAAAGAACAAGAACACACTCAAGTTATTTTCTCGCATAATGACAGACCTTACGGTATGGTAGAGAATCTCGAACCGCATATTGTTCGTGAGATTAAAGACTTGACTCTTGAGGTTTTGCTAAAAGAACGACAAAAACTTATTAATGAGGCTGCCGAATTAATGAAGTCGCCAGAGAAACCAGTATTCGTGTCTACTTCAAAAAAATTGTCAAAAGGAAAAGTCAAATGATAACAAAAAACGGCAACGAGATTGGAGCCTCTCAAGGTAGAGGTAAATCATTGGCTGAAGAACTTCAAAGCTTAAAGGATTGGTGGGAACGGGTTCAGAACAATAAGCCTTATGTTGATGAGAGCACTTTTGAAAAGAAGAGTAAAGAGATACAAGACAAGGTAATGGCATTGTATAGAAAGGATTCTTCTATCATCAACAAAAAAGACCTATTGTACTTCAGGATAATCATTAAGAAAACTTTGGAGCCTAAGCTTATCAAAGCAATTCATTCGCTTCTTGGTGATCATCATTTAAGGGAAGAGAAAGAAAGTATTGTACACCAATTCAGTGCCGGAAGAACTACGCATGTAAGCGACCTTAGAAAAAGTGAAGCACTGGAACTTATCGGGCACTTAAAATCGCTTGATGAGAAAGAACGTTCGGCAACTAAAATGCGCAACAAAGTTTTAAGTCTTGCGCATGAAATGAATTGGAGAAAGCAGGGCACTGACGAGATTGACATGAGCCATGTTAATAACTGGTGTATAGCGAAAAGTTATCTTAAAAAGAAACTTGACGATTACACTTACGCGGAATTGCCAAAACTGGTAAGTCAGTTTGAAGAGGTTTATAAGAGCTACTTGAAAGGCGTTTAAAAGATATGGATTCCAAAATGATTTTTATTGTTGGTGTGCCTCCCGACATGCCGCTTATAAAGGAAATGATTGCACTATCACATCAATACGAAAAGGATAGAATCATTGTCATACCTAAAGATGCAGAAGTGACATTCCATGAGATAAAGCCTATTGCAATTGAAGACTTAAAAGTGACTGTAGGTGAATGCTACACAATTAAGAAGACGAAAGATGAATTGAGACAAATTCGTTCTGAATACAGAAACCGACAGAGATACTATAAGGGTAAAATTTAAAGACTATAGAAATATGATAAAGGCACAAGATTTAACATTCGAAAAGTTTGAAGACGAGAATACACCTGAGATGCAATGCAATGTGTGCTATAAAAAAGCTCCGGGTAAAGACTTCTTATATGCTGACATTCAGATTGCGGCTGATGCTTCGTTTATGATTGTTATGTGTTCTGAAAAATGCCAGAAGGCTTTCGTTAACCACAAGCTTGTTGATGAATTTTTAAGAGAGAAAATAAGTGAAATGAAACGAATGCATAGAAGACAAGCAATTAAGAAAATGGGAACGCAATGAATCCATACGAATATCTATCATCAATTTTGAGTGAACGTATTGTTGAAAAACAATTTATGGGTAATTGTGATAGCGTTGAAAAACACGTATTTAGATTATGTGACATTGATCAATGTGATATTAGGTTTAGGCACGTTGAAGAATTCATTATGAGACCTTATTTAATGATGCAAATTGAAAAGTACATCATTGAAACCTTTGTGAATTACATAATTGTTGATGTTAAAGCGTCTAAAACTCGCGATGATTATTACGACATGGTTTTTTTCATCATGGCAGTTCCTAAATCTGAAGACAGTATTTTTGGAGACCAGCTTGAATACTTTATTAGTAACCTGTCATGCCAATAGACTATAAAGAATACCATCCCAAATGGAAGCTTATTGTCAGGCTAATACTGAAGCGTGACAATCGCCGTTGCAAATTTTGTGGAATCGAAAATGAAAGGGTAATAATCAGGTTAACGAAGGGTACAAAACCCTTCAGGAATTTATGCAGCACAGAATGGGATTGGTTCCATAAATTAAGACGTGTTGGGCATAGATATTCGGATGCATTAAAGAAAATTGGAGCCACTAAAATAGTCCTAACGATTGCTCACCTTGACGGTAATAAGGATAATAATCAATTTAGCAACCTTGCCGCACTCTGCCAAAAATGTCATCTAAATCATGATCTTGGTCACCATATTATGAATCGTAAATATGGCCGACATCATGATCGTAAACATCAACTTAAGCTATTTGGGAAACCAGAATAGCACTTTCGGAAAGTTACTCTTGATAATATCAATTACCGATCTACATTTCAGAAACTTTAAAACAAGCAACGTATGAGTTCTTTAATTTTTGATGTGTACTATTCAATAGGCGAATTGCCAAAGCGAAATTTTGAGTTTTCGGATGATGTGTTAATTGATGTGGATGGTGAAAGGGTTGAGTTTCAAATTGGCAGGTATGATTTTCTTTTGAAGAAATGGAGACTCTATGCACCAGATATTCAAATACAACCAACGATGTGTTGGACGTATTTACCTCTTATTAAATATGAATCGTAATTTGTAACTTTAAGGGCTATGGAAAAATGGGGGAGTAAAAAGGGGCCAGCTTACGAAGGGCCAAGCGATCACACAATGCTTATGTTTATCACGGGGTACGGCAAAAGGAAAGGCTGTTTATTGAATGAGATCATAAGTCAGTTCGGCGAGATAAATACACTCCGAACAGCGATGCAAATTCAAAAAATGGTGCTGGATTCAGTTTTGATTTCAGAGGATGTAAAAGAAGGTATATTTATCACTGTGAATCCTGCTTACAAAAAACATCTAAACTGAATATATATAACCATGAACAAAACACTCTTCTTAATACTGCTGATTGCTTCTATTTCGGCATACGCCCAGAAAACGACTATTGAAGACATTAACAAATCAATGGTTACTTTTAAAACTGGTATTAATACGGATTCAATTGTATACGCTGGCGTTTCTAAGCCTCTTATTGAGAAGATCAAAAATGAGAACGGTTACGGTGGTCAATATGATATTAAAGGTCTCGCGCTGTCTAGCACACTTTCAAATATTCAGGCACAGATAAAGACATTGAGTTTTGGAAAGTATTTGACCAGCGAATGGATTGATGTAAATGAAGGACACTTTAAGTATGCTAAAGAATCGCAATTAACATCACTTAAAAATGACATAGACAAACTACAGAAGGACTATCCTGATCTGAATGTTGATGGTTATAAGAAGGCTTACGATTTTTTTAAAGTGAAGCTTGAAGAGAAGAAAGTTGAAGATCAAAAAAAGCGATCTTGAAAAACGAAACGGTACATTTTTAGAAAGCCTTACTTTTTAGTAGGGCTTTTTTATTGCTGAGAGTTGCATCCTGTGTTTTATAAATTTCGTTACTTTGTAATCATGAGAGGGTCACAAGCTTTATTTCAAGATTTTTTTGAAGCTGATGCAGTGCCAGCGGAAACAGCATGCAAGCGCAAAGGACGCTCGGCAGAGCTTCACTCTCAACGTAACGAATGCCTGATAGAACGTTATTACTTCTATGGCAAGTATACTGATAAGCGTTACCTCTCCATCCTTGAAACGATCTCACGTGAGTTTTTCATTTCCATTGTAACTATACCTGATCTAATTCAGGACAATTACGATGTTCTTGATTCACTCCGGAAAACTCAACCCGCACGTACTTACTTTTCTAAAAAGTGGCCTCACCTTGTTTGGTGATTTAGATAGCTGATTCAGTATCAACATTGAGCGGTCTTTCTACTTTCGTGTACCTCTTCACATTGCTTTCGTCCTGGTATCCTGTTTGGAAAGTAAGAACTCTAACTCTTAAACCTATTGCATCATTATCGCGCTGCTCAGTTGTTGCACTTACCCGAATGAAAGGTTCTGTAAAGTCATTATTCCAACCTTGAACTGCTTCAAAGACTTTTTGCTCTATGTCATAATAGGCCAATGCTTTTTCTTTTACATCAAGTGGCGCGGCTTGATAACTCTGACTGAATGGTGCAAAGCCAATACGAATATTCACAGATACTTCCCCAACCTGGGCAAGCATGCTAAGATTGGAATATGTGGCTTGTATGAAGTCTATTAATGCGCAGGGAAAAGCTACATCAGGTCTGTAATCGAATCGTTCAAGCTGACCAAAATCCTGATCAATCCATTTTAATTCTGGTACTGCTGTTTTTAAGCGATTACTAAGATCAATGTAAAGTTGGCCGAAGAAGTTTTGCATGTTATGAGGTTTTAAGTTCTTTAATAAATTCAGCTGACACATTACGTTTTAGTAATGCATTCAGGTAAGGGCTATTGCCCATATATCTGCGACGAGGTATGTTCTGATTGATGCGCCTTGTATGTGCTTTTACTTCAGAACCGTTTCGACGTGTAAATCCTTTCACGGTTTGAATTTCACCAATCTTTAAGCCCTCGTTATGTGCCTTTGCATAGGGAACGTCTGTACCGATAAGAACACCATCCTGAGATATTCTAACGATTCGAACAGATCGTCTTAATCGTCCTGTACCGATTAGTATAGGACGGCCTTTGCGTTTGTCATTCTTCCATCCTTGCTTTCTATTTTGCCATCGTTCAAATGTATTACCGAGAAAGCCTTGTCTCCGGAAGTTATCAAGCGTAAAATTTACTGCCGTGTTACCAATGATAACCGGAATACGAAGCATTACGCTTTTATATCTCTGTTGAAGTAATCTTATGCCTTGCTCAACTTCCATTAACCTTTGTATTGATTTTTAACGCTGTCAGGAATACCGATGAAGTACGGATGGTCTTCAGGGAAGATCAGTCCTTGTTGCGCCAAATTAGTTTGAAACATCTCTGGAATTTCAAGCGATGGTAACTTGTGATCAGGCGTAACTTTACCGCTCCTTAATTGTCTAACTGTTGTGCGACAATTAAAATGATTAGGTGGGTAGTATTTGTTCAAGATCGGATGACCAACGGGAACAATGATATCAGCTAACGGTCTGCATATCTCTGTTGTCTGTTTGTCTAATACAACATCGAACTGAAGAAACGGAAATATTGACGCATCACGCTGGATAGAAACCCATTTGCCTGCCATCTGTCCACCTGCTACAGCTAAATCCCACTCAGTCTTAAGCCAAGTTTTCATGTACTTGTCGTTAATGACTTTTGCGGCTTCTTTGAATTGCTCGAACGTTTTTAGATTACCATGTTCATCTAACAACGCATCGCTTAACTCACGAAGCTGGCTATAGTTTTTAGCCGATGAGAATTGCCATACATTTAGCTTGAGTGATTCAAGCATGTGGTAATCTGGCGTGTCATATTCAACATCGGCTGTGTTGATGCCATAGTTTTTTGCAACGGCATTCCAAAGCTTATCAGCAATGTATTTTGTAACCGCCTGATTTATGGTTCCATCTGTTCCCTGAAGCTTGTAAACTTCCCGAACCATTTCATCAATAATGTCTGAGAGGTCAACAAGGTTTTCAAATTCTGTTGTATGCTCGCAGCATTCATGAGAATATAGTTCTTCAAGTTGTTGATTCAACTCACTTAATGGAAGGCCTTGCAGCCCCCTTAACTTTTTGCCAATTGTTAGGGGGCTGGGTCGAAAAAATTTGCAAGCTCTGCGCGAAGTCTAAACCAAAATCCATCTGATTTTAAGTTCTCTTTTTGCTTTGGTTTTGGAGGCTTTTCGTTCTTCTTTTTTTCAGGCTTTGCCGGGGCTGGTGGAGCAGGATCTTCCTCCGGTGGCGGTGGCTGATTTTGAATAGCTTTCTCAGCTTCTATCTTAGCTTTTAACTCATTGTAATTGGCTGGCTTTGGTATGCCATACGTTTCATACCAATAATCATCTTCTATTGGTACTTTCTGTCCTGCAATTTTAGTATCAATGTCGATTCTGCTTTTCAATGCTTCAACATCAATCTCTTTTTCGAATTTGAACGAACCACCTTCAACTATTGGCAGGCTATAGCTCTTTAATATTTCAATGAAATGGTCATCATTCAAATAGTTGATGACATATTCCATATCACTTTTTGTGATATCAAGTTGTTGCTTGCCATGTTCTTTGGCTTGTGCGTATCCACTGCCTTTGCTTGAACCTGTTGTTTCGGTATTGCACAATACAATCATGCGTATTTCTTCGTCGCATGCCTGTTTGTATTTTTCCTGAAGCTCACCGTTACCATTGCTTTGCTTGCCGTCTTTCATTTCGAATTGGGCTTGCTTTGGTATCATCATTGCAAGGCTGCTACCGCTTTGATCGAGCACCTCGCGAAGTTCCATTTTTGTTTTCTGGTCGTAAGCATCATAATAGATAATGCGTACAGGCTGACCAAAAATTTCAATGTACTGGCCCCAATCACCCATGTTGCCACGCTTATAGATGACATAAGGTGAACACTTCAACAGGTAACCTAAATCTTTGTCCTCGCCGACAATCCAAAGGTTTGAAATGCCTTCATACATTATTCCATCTTCGCCGTACTGATCGAATGTTAACAGCTTCTTTTCTGGCTTGATGTGCTTGCGCGGAATTTCTTTGAACTTTAGCTTTGGCCCAGGAATAAACTCCATTCCAGAAATACCCCAACCGGGAGTTTCCATAATCTTCTCCATGATGTTACGGAAGACTTTACTTTTGATTGTTTTATCAAAGGCATCAATTCGTTTTCCGTTTGCATCGGAGTAATAAATTTTCTTATTCAGTACTGCATCAATCCGCTTTTTTATAACGCCTGTTAAAACACCATCAAGCATATTGTCGGTGTACAGATCATATAACCGTGCGCGATGAGGTGTATAGACAGCCTCGGCATTGATCATTGCCGTTTTAAAATCGTTAATGTCTTTGTTTGAGCGATCAGGAGCAACGATGCGCATTTCCTGCACAATGACAGTACCGTCTTTCGGAGCCTCGGTTTTTGTTACGAGTTTTTTAGGTTTGCTTTTAGCCATCGATTAATAATGTTGAGTTCTCTTTTTGTTACTGCTCCATTGAATTCCGGTATTTTCATTTCCCGGCGTTGCGCTATCATCTGGTTTATAGGGCCAGCCCTCAGGATCAATTTTGCCTCTTTGAATTTTGTCTAGCCATATAGTAGCATCGTCGTAAGCGGTTTTGAATAGCTTTAAATCAATATTGGGATTTGAAAGCTTGATGGCTTTCCAGGCGGCAATGTCTTTGACGAAACCTCTAAGCACAGAAAGAAACTCATCGTCTACCGTTGGCTCGGTTGAGGCGTTTCCAAAAATCTGAATGAGATCAAAGCGGCTTAAATAGCCCTTAGCTTCTCCGATAGCTTCGCTTAAACACTTTGTAATGATGTCATCATCACCGCGTGTTATCTCTGCGAGTATCTCGGGATAGATATGTGTTTTAAGATCGTCCTTAACAAGAAATGGCATAGTTAGTATCGTTTAGAGTTTGGCTTACGTCTAATCATGGTAATATCACCAACAGATTGCACGGCGAGTTTATTTTTAGCAATGTGTACAGCACCTTCCACTGAGTCGGGACCATCCATTGTTTTACTGTTTGGAGAAACAGACTTGAATTGAACCTCCATCCTTTTCATGTGCGGATTGTCTTTCTCGTCGATATTGAATATCAATTGTGAAAGTCTATTCAATGGCTCAAGTGTACCTTCAATACGGAAATATTTATCAGGCTTGTCCCGGTCATCTGGAATAACAGGAAGCACATCCCTGCGAAGCTCACCTTCAGCAAATATTAAAGGCAATAAGACCTGTTGATAAAATGGGTCTTGTAACGAATTGTTTTCGATGTAAACATAAGATTGTGTTTTAGTCGTCTTACTATTCACATAGTCACGCGCAGCATATAGCCACTCAATGAATGTTGAATTGGTTGTTACATCAACGAAGCATTTATATAAGTAAAATTTGAGATTGTGATACGCCAGAATAGAAACCGCTTTGCAACTATTCTTTGCTTTTGATTTAGCTGTTGGCTTATCACGGTTTGAAGGTGACGGGTCGCCGTAGATAA